GGAGGGATGATGGACCCTTTCGTACATACGCGCTGCTCTATAAATAATAGTCCAACAATCGTCAACTTGATCAATGAGACGAGATAGACGAAGAGATATTAAATCGTCATCATCATTTTCCTCGAAATTTAGAATACCCAAAATATCAGCACGATTAAACATTAAACTAAGTTTATCCTTTATTCTTCTATATTCACCCTCAACATCAGAGTAATTAAATTTTTTTGGTTGACCGGTTTCTTCGTTAATATCGTTTTCGTCAAACCAATTTCTATATCCCAATTGGAAGGGTTCCTTACCGTTATTCCATGCCTTGATGGACCATTTATCTTCAAATTGGGAGAGGAGATTCATGAATGTTTCATGGTTTAATTCAGAAATTTTGTTATCCCACAGGATACTATTTGCTTCAATAGTGTTTGGTTCTTTAGCTGGATAATGTGTATCTTCCATATCTTATAAGTATTACTCGTTATTTTTCTAAGCCTATTTTTGAATATGAGATAACATTTTAATCATAATTTTATTTTGTACTTCAAGCTGCCTGGAAATATTTACCAAAGCAGAACATAAAGTTTCACCTTCTTCAGATATAAGAACTGAACTTAAAAGGTTACCAAGACCCATAAAAGGGTCATGTTCATCATCATATTCATCATCTTCATTTTCTGATATTTCAAGGTCTTCTGAATTTTCCGATACAAGTTCCGTTTCATCGATAAAAGATTCGGTATCATTGATATCGTCTTCTGAAATTTCGGATTCAATTTCAATATTTTCGTTTACACTTTCTTCATCAACATTTTCAAGCTCTGGTACAGGTTCGTTAGACATTTATATATAGTAGGAAAAATCAAATCGTGTTTTTTCGCGAAATCATCCGAAATAAAAATCTCAGCCTATAGTACAAAAACAAACAATATGGCCGGTGGTCTCATGCAACTCGTCGCCTATGGCGCCCAAGATGTCTACTTGACTGGTAACCCAAAAGTCACTTTCTTCCAGGCGGTTTACAAACGCCACACTAACTTTGCGATGGAAAACATCGAACAAACTGTTAACGGTACGGCCTCTTCGTCTGGTCGCGTTTCCGTCACGGTCGCCAGAAACGGTGATTTGATCGGTGACATGTACTGCGAACTTCAATTTAAGGCTGGTCTTTCTGGATGCTCCCACTGCTGGGCTGCGGAACGTGCGATCAAGGATGTTGAATTGTCCATTGGTGGTCAAAGAATCGACAAACACTACCAAAAATGGTGGAGATTGTACTCTGAATTGTACTTGGCGGACAGTGCCAAGGCCAATTGGGATAAGATGACTTCTTCGCAAGTCGCGGATACAACTAACGGTGTCCAAGTCTTTTTGCCACTCATCTTCTTCTTCAACAGAAACCCAGGATTGGCTTTGCCATTGATTGCCTTGCAATACCACGAAGTCAGACTTGACTTTGACTTGGCGTCCGATTACGGTACCAACTTTACGTCTTCCTTCAAGGTTTGGGGTAATTACGTCTACCTCGACACGGAAGAGCGTAGACGATTCGCGCAAAAGGGTCACGAATACTTGATCGAGCAAGTGCAACACACTGGCTCCGATTCGGTCACTGCCGGTGCGACCAAGCAAGTCAGATTGTCGTACAACCACCCAGTCAAGGAATTGGTCTGGTGTGTTAACGGTGGTGCCCCAACCGCGGTGACTGATCCAAAATTGTGGAACTTTACTTCCAACTGTGGTGCCGCTGATGTTATGATGACGACATCTCTTGATGTTGGTGCGGCAAAGGAATTCGCGACCCCAGCCGGTAACATTGGTAGACCAATGGTCAGCGTTGGCTCCACCGGTGGTCAGATTGAAGCCTGGTCTGAAGATGCTATTGCGGACGGTTTCTTCAGAGGTCCATTGAAAACTCTCAAGTTGGTCCTCAACGGTCAAGACAGATTCAAGGAACAAACCGGTAAGTACTTCAACCAAGTGCAACCATACCAACACCACTCCGGTTCGCCAATGCCAGGGATCTACTCGTACTCCTTTGCGCTTAAGCCAGAAGAGCATCAACCAACGGGTACTTGCAACTTCTCCAGAATTGACAACGCGCAAGTTGCGGTCCAACTTAAGGATTTGACACACGCCACAGCGTCTATGACTACACCATCCCTCGACATGTTCGCGGTCAACTACAACGTTCTCCGCGTGCAATCCGGTATGGGCGGTCTCGCGTTCTCCAACTAATCGTATATTAAACGTTTACTAGCAAATAAATAAAATTTAAAAAATATATACAAATAAAATTTAGATTTTAAAATTTAGAACAATTTTTAAAGTTTAACCTTAAAATACTTTTGTATTTTTTCGAGTACGTACCAATTTGGTTCGGTTTTTTCTGATTCGATTTTGTTTATAGTATCTAAAGTTTCACCTATTCTATGTGCAAGTTCAACTTGTGTATGACTTCTTTTTATACGTAGCATTTGAATTTTTTTACCTAATGTATCATTCATATTGTTAATCATTAGAGTTTAACGCCCAAAACACGACGCAGTTTTTGTATGATTTTAGGGTCCGGAATTGATTTACCCAATTCGTATGACGAAATTATATCTGACGATACGTTTATGAGATTAGCAAGATCTTTTTGTGTATACTGTTTTGTGACACGTGCTCGTTGAATTGTTAAACCCGTTTCTTTACTGACCCTTTTGTGCGTTCCTAACTCAGTTTCGTCAAGTTTTTGTTCCGGCGATTTACCCGAATATTGACTCCGTTTAGGTAATTTTATCTCTTGACCCATGAACTTGACGTATTTTTCCTTTTCTTTTTCTTTAGTAACACTTTTACCGTGTATGGTAACTTCATCCCAATCTTGATGGAACATGTTTTATATTATAAATACTTAAAATTTTAAGTCTTTTTTTCTATAAATGGAAAGTGTTTATATATTCTTAATATTTTTTGGAACTGTGTTTGGCCCATGTATACTGTTTAATCCGGTTGTTAAATGTTATTATTATTGGTTCCCATATAAACGAGAAAACGTTGTTGAAGTATAAAGTTTAAACCTGTGTATATAATAAATGATCGAAGCGTACACGGACGGAAGTTGTTTGGGTAATCCCGGACCCGGTGGGTGGGCGTATCTCATAAACACGGACCCTAAAATTGAAGATAAAGGTGGTAAAGAGATATCTACGAATAACGTTATGGAAATGACTGCAATAATAAAAGTTCTAGAAAAGTGTATAGAATTGGGACACATGACCGTTCGTATTTTTACCGATAGTAATTACGTACGCATGGGTCTAACGGAATGGTCTAAAAATTGGGAACGTAACGGTTGGAAAACATCAAAAGGTGGTGACGTAAAAAATAAAGACGAATGGGTAAAAATGGTTGAGTTAATGCGTAAATTTGAAATAGTCGATATTAAATGGGTAAAGGCGCATAACGGAAACGTAAACAACGAGCGTGTTGATACACAGGCACGAGAATATGCTTATTTATTTTCTAAGAAAGAGTAATGGGAGGTAATACACCAGAACAACATCACTGGTGTCCAAAACAAGAAAAACTCCTTATCGGATGGGCCGAAAAAGCTGCCGGGTACCGATGGCTCCATAATTATTCACGTATGTTTTATAAGAAACAAAATGATTGGTTATCGTACCCATGTATAATCATATCGAGTATCACAGGTGTTGGTGGCTTTGCAGTTTTAAGTCCGAATGATCAAACCATGTCAGATTCAAAAAAACAGCAAATAATAGCGGTTCAATATTTTTTTGCGTTTTTAAACGTACTCGCGGGTATACTTACATCAGTTTCTAAATTTAATAATAGTACGAAAATGATGGAAACACATTCATCAATGTGTGTTCAATGGTCTAAATTTTACAGAAACATTGAGATGGAATTATCACTAGAAACCGAACATAGAGGTGAAGTTAATGTATTTGTGACGAAGTGTAGACAAGAGTACGATCGTCTTTTAGATGATTCACCAGATATTCCATCAAATTCTATAGATGCGTTTAACATGACATTTCCAGATAAAGAAAATAAACCTGACGTGTGTAATGGGTTAAACGTTATAGGAACAAACCTTGGTGGTAGTACCGATAGTGAATATGGTAAACACAAAATTGTCAAATGGTTAGCTAAATCAAGGGCAAACACACCCGATATAGAGACGGGTAGAAAAATGAGCATGGAATTATCACAAAGTGATTTACAGTCTCATTCGACTGCAAAACAACATAAAGGTAAGAGGTAATAAAAGAGTACGAATGATTGAATACAAGGAATACGTTTTACGATTAGTAAAAGTTGTATTTGGTTTAAAGTTTATGGTTGATATGTGAATATGATCCTATAGCTCAGTTGGTTAGAGCGCGGTGCTTATACACTACTAAGTATACCTAAGTGACTTTAATGACACAAATGCAACGCCGAGGCCGCGGGTTCGACCCCCGCTGGGATCACACCTACTTTTTAACGTGTATAAAGGTATATCACGTTAAAAAGTAAATGATCAGAGTTTCTTCTATTCCCCCGTCACCCGAAAATAAACGTAATCAAATACGTAAGAATATTCTTGAAGGTACATATAGTAAAAAGGTAAATATCGCTTTTCAAACATTTGATAACCCGCGTCTTCAGTTCAGGTTTGCAGAAGCACTCGACGAGGCAGATAGATCGGA